TACCACCAACATAGTAGTCATCTATAATTTTTTTAAGTTCTTCATCTCCAGAACATTGTTGCCATATATATTGAAACAAATCAGAAAATACTTTTGCTGTCTCTCTATCTGAATCTTCTCTAGCTGTAGCTCTAAATTGTGGTGAATTGTATGTAAGTAATGATTTAGCTGTTTCTACAATAGGATGAATACGATTAACTACTATAGGTGCTTGACCACGAGACTCTAATACTTCTTGTTCTTCGTTAGTCCATTGAGCTCCAGCTCTAAACTCTACAGACTCTTGAAATTTTTGTGCCCAAAGTTCTCTTGAACTCTTATATTCTGTAAATAATTCTCTTGTTAACTCTACTTCTTCAGGAATAGTATAAGCATCTATCCTTCCATTATCAAAACCAAAAACAGTTTTATTGTCTTTTTTGTTTTGTTTTCTTGTTGCTGCTGTCTTTTTCTGTATGCTCTGTGGCACGCTCTACCTCTACATATCCTTCTGGTATTTTAATTTGCAAATCAGATAAAATTTGCTTAATATCTAACGAATACTTATCTTTATTAATTTCCATAAAGTTTTTAATCGTAATTTAACAAATCAATGAAGGCTTGTCAAGTCTTTTTTATAACAACTTCCAACTTTTTTTCTGAGGATAATAATAATCACTATCATCGTACACAATTTCAGCTTCATGTGCTGGCTTATAACAGTTCTTATTAGCATAATAAAAACCGTCTAACAAGTCATCATGTTTACCTCTAGGGTATAATGTAAGTTCATCTACCAATGCTTGCATATTTTTTTGTATAAATACTTTTCCATTAGCAAATATAGGCTGTAAACTTTCTAATCTATAAGATTTTCTAGTTCTAGGATTCTCTTTTATTTCCAATCCTGGTATAAACATACCTAACTCTTCTGCCTTTTCTTTGATATATTGACGTAACATTTCCTGATAACCTACAGATTCTATCCTAGTCTTAGAACTTTTGTAAATTTTAAAATTATGTATGATAGCATCAGCTAAATCTAAAGGAGTCGCCCTCTTTCTGTAATACGGGAGTACCCAACGATTATTATCACCATCAATAGCAATATTGAATATAACACTATAGTCTGCTCCTTTCTTTGTACTGGATGCGGGATCGACACCAGTAAACACGTTTACAGGTCGAACATCCTGCACTTCCTCACCATTTATGTTCGTCAGTACAAGATTCGACAATCCCTGTTCATCTTGTTCTATAAATCCATCATAATAGTTAATATCTTCTGCACGAAACAAATTATCTTCATCTCCTACAATTTGACAAAGATATTCTCTGTAAAATACAGACAATCTATTAATACTATCTAATTCTTCTTTCTTTTGCTTTAATTTATCTATGGGCCATACTTCAGGCCATAGGGCAGTACCAGTTTCTAGGTCAGGACTGAACTGTAAGTTCTTCCAACCTTTCATATCTTTTAATGTCTCCACCATACACCGTTCATGCTGCGGAGTCCCAATGACACAAATTCTACCACGTAGCGGGTCAAGTGATGGAACACCAGATTGCAGGAGCCAACGTAAATTATACTCCATTGCTTCTGAAGTTTTTGTGTTAACTTCGTCTTCTGGATCATCCAGTATAAGTAAAGTTGGTCTTTGATTCCCATGTTTGATTCCCCTAATTTGCTGTCCTGTGCCTTTGCATATAATAATACTTCCATCTTTTAATTCTATTTCTGTATTAGTCCATTTCCTAGCTGAGTTCTGTCCCCAGTATCCAAAAAAATATCTAAACTCCTGAGAATAATCTAATACATCTTTTATTGTACCTAATAACTTTGTAGCATGCGATTGTGTTCTAGATACCAATACAATAACTTTCGTACCTTTATCCATCATTAAGTGCCATAAAGGATAAACACCAGCAACAATCGATGACTTAGCATGACCACGTGGTGCTATAATATTAATTTGTTTATTATCAGTATTTAGTTCCTGTACTATATCATAATGAAACCCTGGCGAGTTTTCACTAAACATATTTGGCATAACCATTCTACCAAATAGAAGCATATCCTGCTCCATTTCTAGTAATATTTTATCTTTATCCATTAATCTTTTATAACTAAAGTAAGTTTAAAATCTTCTGCTACTTGTGTAAGTACAGCAAGGAACAGTATCAAATCATCTTTCTTACCTTCTAATTTAATCGTTTTCTTCATCTAACATTCTCGTTTGTGTTGCTTTTAACTTCTTAGTCTGTTTATCGTACGTATCTGCTATTTGATGAGACATATCCATTTCTATAGACTCTGTAACCTGTTTATTCTTAGGTTGCATATCTAAAAATACAGACAACTCCTTTGCAGCACGTATCATATTTGCTGGATCTTCTTTTACTTTAGCTGTATCTATTGCATCTTTCATTACATCTAATACATATCCTTCATCAATCTCTTTATCAACTAATATTTCTTTTAACTTATCAGCCATAATTTTCTTAACCTCTTTAGTTTTTAATAATTTCCTTACAGCAATATCTGGTTTTTTCTGGTCAGGTCTATATATCTTACCAATTTTATGCATATCTGGTGTTTCACCTGCTAATTTATAGGCTAGAAAGGCATCTATTGCTAATTCTGCCCTATCTCTACCTGCTTCTAGCTCTGCATAACTCTTTGTAGACACATTACTGTAGTTTTTACTATGATAATGTGGTTCAAACTCTAGTTTTGCAGTTTTTTTAGCCCATTGCCTACCATATGGAAACACCATTTCAACACTTGTACCATAAATGTTACGCTGTAAACACTCAGCCACATAACCATCGTCACTAATTCCCCAATCACCAGGGCTACATTGGTCCCAGTGTTTGTATTTCTTATCCAGTTTCTTAAATTCTTCTTTTGGATATACTTCATAATCAACGGATTCAAAGTTATTTGCTTTCAGTCTTCTCGTTATCTTTATCATCTAGTGGATATTTTTTTTCTAAAAATTTTATAAAGTCTTCTTTGTCACCTTTCATGTCCATATATTCATCTAGGGCCTTATCTCCGTTGTAAACTTGTAACTTTAACTGCTCTAACTGAACCATTAAGGCTCCGATCATTCCTGCTATCTCTTTTATAGTAGGTTTTTTATTATTTTTTTTACCTGTAATCATTTTTTTCTTGACATCCTCATTTTTCCTTAGTATACTCTAAGTACTACTTAACACATGTGTATGTATACTTTAAGTACTACTAGTTGATTTCCCTAAATACATTTATTCCTATTTCTAAAGTCTCATGTACAAAATCTATTTCAGCCTGAGCGTAATGCTGCATCTTAATTTGAATATGTTCTTCATTATTTGGTTCAAAATTTACTTTAATCCACTTATCTTTACGTTTATCATATTTCTGTAAAGATCCTTCCATAACCATATTCCACAAAATTTTTCTAGGAATTTTCATAATTACAATAATATACAACCCATTTTTTAAAAATGCAACTAGAATGTATGCATGTGGTATATACATAAAGTACCCCCCATCGTTATACGCTTTGTTTTAGTAAAAGCGTTGAAAAATGTTAAAATAACCCATTAAGGAGAATAAAATGGAAATATTAGATGTTAAATTAAATGATGATAAATCAGTTCAGTCTATACTAGTAACTACGCCTAATTTAGTTATTGGTGAGACACCAGAGTTAAGTGCTATGGAACAGTCTACTTTGTTAAGTGCTATTAGCCAAACATTGCCAGACTTAGATTTATCTCATTTTAATGGTAGATGTTCAGTTGCTAAGGCTTTTATCTATGATAATAAAGATAATGTAGTTAAAGCATATATTAATCAGTTTAGAGAAACTAAGACTAATCCAGTTATTAGTGTAGATTTCTTATAGACTATTAGAGAGTAGGTGTAATAGCCTACTCTTTATATTAGATACCCTACAATACACGCAGAGTCGTGTGAAAGAGAGTCATCGTGAGTTATTCAGATAAACAAGACTTAGTAAATCAACTAATCCTAATCTTCTCAGATTCTAACAGAG